GAGAAAGCAAAACAAGGTAGTACTTCTTCTACCTCAAAATTTACACAAGAAGAAAGAATGAAAAAATACTTCGCGGCTATCCTTTCAGATAAGGAAACTCAAGGTCAACGAAGATTAAGAATCTTACCAACTACAGATGGTTCTTCACCATTTAAAGAAGTTTGGTACCACGAGATTCAAGTTGATGGAAAATTCCAAAAATTTTATGACCCGGGAAAAAATGACAATGAACGTTCACCTTTAACTGAGGTTTACGAAGAACTTCGTTCGACAGGTAATGAAAATGACAAAAAATTGTCATCTACTTATTTATCACGTAAATTCTACATTGTTAAAGTTATCGATAGAGATAACGAAGAAGATGGAGTTAAATTTTGGAGATTTAAATCTAACTACAAAAATGAGGGTATCTATGACAAAATCATCCCTATCTACAGAAACAAAGGAGATATTGCTGACCCTGAAAAAGGGAGAGACCTTATCCTTGAATTAACAAAAGCTAAAACTCCAAAAGGGGCGGTTTACACGGTAATTCAGACAGTTATGTATGATGACGCGGCTCCAATTCACGAAGACACAAAACTTTCTGAAAGTTGGGTTAACGATGAATTAACTTGGGAAGATGTTTACTCTAAAAAACCGGTTGAATACTTAGAAGCTATTGCAAGAGGCGAATCTCCAAAATGGAATACTGACAAAGGTGGTTACGATTATGGTAACTCTGATGAAAGTGAAACTTCATTTGGTGGTTCTAAACCATCGGCTCCAATTGACCCACAAGCGGGCGCTGAAGAGGATGATGATATGCCATTCTAATCAAAAAAAAACTTGGACAAATAACTTGGACACTAAGACATAATTAGTGTCCAACTTGTCTAAAAAAACTCAAAAAATTAATTTAACTTAGACATATGGCGATTAAAAAACACGATTTTAAGTCCATTAAGGACAAATTCTCGACATCTGCAAAATACAAACCACAAAGGTTTTTCGACTTAGGTCCTGACTTTTTGGATGCTGTTGGTATTCCGGGACCGGCTATAGGACACTTAAATATGTTCTTGGGTCACTCAGATACAGGTAAAACAACTGCGTTGGTGAAATGTGCTGTTGATGCTCAGAAAAAACAAATATTACCGGTATTCATTATTACCGAACAAAAGTGGTCATTTGAACACGCAAAACTTATGGGTTTTGATTGTGAAGAAATGGTTGATGAAGAAACGGGTGAATTAGAATGGGACGGGTTCTACATCTTCAATAATAACTTTAGTTATATAGAACAAATTACAGATTACATTAATAGTTTACTTGACGCTCAAGAGAAAGGTGAATTAGATTATAGTTTATTGTTCTTATGGGATTCTGTTGGTTCAGTTCCTTGTAAAATGACTTTTGAAGGTAAAGGTGGTAAACAACATAACGCGGCGGCGTTGGCTGACAAAATTGGTATGGGTATCAATCAAAGAATATCGGGAAGTCGTAAAGCGGATTCTAAATATGAGAATACTTTGGTTATTGTTAACCAACCTTGGGTTGAACTTCCGGATAATCCATTTGGACAACCTAAAATTAAGGCTAAAGGTGGTGAGGCGATTTGGTTGAACTCCTCATTAGTTTTCCGTTTCGGGAATGAAAAAGGTGCGGGAACAACAAAGATTACCGCGACTAAAGATAAAAGAACTATCAAATTTGCTGTGAGAACTAAAATCTCAGTAATGAAAAACCACATCAACGGATTGGGTTATGAAGATGGTAAGATTATTGTAACACCTCACGGATTCTTGGCAGGTAAAGAAACTACCGAAGAAAAAGCGTCTATTGAGAAATACAAAAAAGAATACTCTGAATATTGGAAGAATATCATCGGAACAGATGGTGATTACGATTTGAAAGAGGTAGAAGAAAAAGAGGTAGAAGAAAAAGAGTAGTAACGAATACAAACAAAAACAAGTGACTAAAACACTTTTGGTTGACGGAAACAATTTAGTAAAGATTGGATTCCACGGGGTTAAAGATTATTATCACAATGGAAAACACATAGGTGCCTTATGGCACTTTGTGAATACCATTAGACGTTTCATAGACGAACAAGACTTTGATAAGGTTGTTGTTATGTGGGACGGTGATGATAACTCTTCGACTCGAAAACTTATTTATCCCCAATATAAAGAACAACGTAGAGACAGAGACAACGAGTATAAGTTAGATTCTTTCACTGAGCAGAAAGAAAGAATCAAACAATACTTGGAGGACTGTTATATAAGACAAATCAACGTAGATAATAACGAAGCAGATGATTTGATTGCTTACTACTGCCAAATCTCGGAGAACGAACAAAAGACCATCTATTCGGGGGATAAAGACCTTACCCAATTAATCTCGGATAAGGTATCGGTGTTTTATCCGAGAACCAAACAAACTTATCACGTTGGAAGTAAAATCAAATGTGATTTTTACGAATTTCCGCATCAAAACATTAGAACTTATAAAATTTTATCGGGAGATAAATCGGATAATATTGATGGTATTTCAGGGTTGGGGGAGAAAACACTTATAAAGTTTTTTCCTGAGCTACTTGAAAAACCGGTTTCAATCACCGATATTTTAGAAAAGGCAGAAACTCTACTAAAGGAGAATAAAGATAATAAGACATTACAAAATCTTTTATCCGGTAAAACTAAAAGTGGTGTTTATGGTGATGAATTTTTTGTGATAAATGAAAAAATCATAAACTTATCAAACCCATTAATTACTGATGATGCTAAAGAACTTGTTGAATTGTATTATAAAGAAACTTTAGACCCTGATGGTAGGGGTCATAGAGGACTTATTAAGATGATGATGGAAGACGGGTTTTTTAAGTATCTACCAAAGGGGGATGATGCTTGGGTGAATTTTGTTAGACCCTTTATGAAATTAACAAGAAAAGAAAAAAGAAATTATAAAAACAATTAACTAAAGCTATGAAAGACCAAGAATCGGTAAAATTAGAATTCTTAATGATGGTAAATGATAACATCATTGTGCAAAGATTTTTTAACGTGAGAGAGTTCAATAATGAGGGTAAAAACTCTTTGGAACTTTACGAATTACTTCGTGAATTTAAAGACGACATTCAAAAACAATTGTCGTTGAAAACCGTAACGTATATGACGGATAATCTGTACGAAATTATTAACAATCCGGCTATTTTGGAAACGTCTAATACGGACGGTCCGGAGTACTTTAACATCTTCATCAAACAAAATGATGTGACAATTTGTCATAGACAGGTGGACGCAAAAGTATACCCTCCAAAGATAAGATATACTGTGGATGTACGCCCACACCTAAAAAACCTATTGATGAACTTGACTGACATCTTTTCATCTAAAAATTTAACAAAAAAATATCTAGATGTTACCCTAAGTGTGTAGTATTTATTATTACACTAAAAGAAAAAATATATGGCGTCAAACAAAAATTTCGAGTATCTAGGTAGCACCTTTCAGATACAATTACTAAACCAAATCATTATCGACAAAGACTTTTCACGGTCAATTATAGATGTGATTGAAACAAGTTATTTTGAGAATAAATATTTCAAATTAATCATCCAAATGATTAAGGAGTATTATACAAAATACGAACACACACCAACCTTTGACACATTAGAACAAATTACAAAATCTGAGATACAACAACCTCTAGCAGCAAAAATAATTATTGATACCCTTACAAAAGTTAAGGAGTCTACGCTTGAAGGGGCTGAGTTTGTGCAAGAAAAATCGATGAAGTTCTGTAAACAACAGGAGTTACAGAAAGTAATGGTTAAAGCTCAAAAAATCATCGACACTGGTGAATTTGAGAGTTACGACACATTAGAAGAGATGGTGAGTAAAGCTCTTCAGGTTGGGGAACACGATAAGGGAACGGAAAGTGTTTTCAGCAATTTAGATGATGTTCTAAACGAGGATTATCGTCATCCGATACCAATGGGTATTCCGGGGATAGATAGACTCTTAAAAGGAGGGTTGGCTAAAGGTGAAATCGGTGTTATTTTAGCACCAACAGGTGTAGGTAAATCTACTTTACTTACAAAAATCTCAAATCACGCATTTAATTTGGGATATAATGTGTTACAAATATTCTTTGAGGATAACCCAAAGATTATTCAACGTAAACACATTACATTATGGACAAAAATCCATCCGGATGAATTGTCTATTAGAAAAGATGAAGTAATAACTAAAGTTCAAGAAATTAAGGAAAAAATGCCTAATGAATTGATACTTAAAAAACTTCCATCCGATACTGTAACAATGATGCAGATTAAGAATCAAATCAGAAAAATGATTTCAGAAGGAATCAAAATTGATATGGTATTATTGGACTACATTGACTGTGTGGTACCGGATAAAAACTTGGGGGATGAATGGAAATCTGAAGGGTCTGTGATGAGAGGTTTTGAATCTATGTGTCACGAACTTGATTTGGTAGGATGGACAGCGACTCAGGGTAATAGAAGTTCAATATCGTCTGATGTTGTTACAACCGACCAAATGGGTGGGTCTATTAAAAAAGCACAGGTTGGACACGTAATCATTTCCGTGGCTAAATCTTTACAACAAAAAGAAATGAAATTAGCAACAATCGCAATTACTAAATCACGGATTGGTGATGATGGTGTTGTCTTTGAGAATTGTAAATTTGACAATGGTATGTTGGAGATTGATACTGAAAGTTCAGTAACATTCTTAGGATTAGAAGAACAAACCGAAGAAAGAAATAGACAAAGAATCAAAGACTTGTTAGACAAGAGAAAAGAAAAAAACCAACAACAAAATTAATTTAAAATGAAAGAAAAAATATTAGAACCGAATAATGACCGATTCGTTATCTTCCCTATAGAACATAACGATATATGGGAATTTTATAAACAACACCAAGCCGCGTTTTGGACGGCAGAAGAAGTGGATTTATCTAACGATATTAGAGATTGGGAAAATCTATCTGATAATGAGAGGTTCTTCCTTAAAAATGTATTAGCGTTCTTTGCGGCGTCTGATGGTATTGTTAATGAAAACTTGGCTGAGAATTTCTTAAAAGAAGTTCAATATGCTGAAGCAAAGTTCTTCTACGGATTCCAAATTATGATGGAGAACATTCACTCATTAATGTATTCATTATTGATTGATACTTACGTATCTGACGAGAAAGAAAAGGATGAATGTTTTCACGCAATTGACAGATTACCTGCCGTTCAAAAGAAAGCTAAATGGGCTCTTGATTGGATTGAAAACTCTTCATTTCAAGAAAGATTAGTGGCGTTTGCGGCGGTTGAAGGTATATTCTTCTCCGGTTCATTCTGTTCTATCTTTTGGATGAAATCAAGAGGAATTATGCAAGGATTGTGTAACGCTAATAGTCTTATTTTTAAAGATGAAAACTTACACTGTGATTTTGCTATCCATTTGATTAACAATCACGTTGAGAACAAACCAACAGAGAAAAGAATTAAAGAAATTTTATTATCTGCGTTAGAGATTGAAAAAGAGTTTATTACTGAGTCATTACCTGTATCTTTAATAGGTATGAATTCAAATTTGATGAAACAATATCTTGAATTTGTAACTGACGGACTATTAGTTAAGTTTGGATGTAAGAAACATTTTAATGTGGAACAACCATTCAAATTTATGGAACAAATAGCTGTCGAGACAAAGGGTAATTTCTTTGAGTCAAGAACTATGGAATACCAAAAGGCGAAATTAGGTGAGTCATTAACATTTACAGAAGATTTTTAAAATATGATGTCATTAAAGATAAAAAAAAGAGGGGGTGACGAGGTGTCGTTTAACCCCCAAAAAATATACAGTCGAGTAAAAAGAGCTGCTAAAGGGTTAAACGTTAATGCTGATGAGGTATTCATTAAGGTGATTACTTCTGTTCCGACTGAAGGTGTGATTACCACAAAAGAGTTAGATAAATTGGTTTACGAGATTGCTGCGGCTTATACCGGTAGTCATCACGATTATTCAAGATTGGCTTCTTCGGTGGCTATTTCTGCGTATCATAAAGAAACTGACGAAAGTTTCTGTAATACTATGAAACGTTTACACGAGGATGGAGTTATTAATGACATATTAATTGATACTATTAACGAATATGGTTGGGGGGATATTGATTCTGTAATAAATCACGAGAATGATTACAATTTTGATTATTTTGCGTGGAAATCATTACAGGAAATGTATTTGTTGAAGACTCCACAAGGTGTTGTTGTTGAAAGACCGCAACATATGTATATGAGAGTTGCTTTATGGGTTACTAAATCATTTGAAGAGGCGGTTGAATACTACAATTCGTTATCAAATCAACTTATCTCTCCGGCAACCCCAATTATGATTAATGCGGGAACTAAAACACCTCAATTAGCGTCCTGTGTGTTGAAATACAATAACGGGGATTCAAGACAAGGTTTATTAGACACCTTTAATGATATTTCAACGTATTCATCAGATGCTGCAGGTATTGGATTATGTATGTCTAACATTCGTAGTAAAGAGAGTCGTATTAACTCATCAGGTGGATTTGCCGGTGGTTTATTGAAATACCTAAAGATTGTTAACGAAGGACTGAGATTCTTTAATCAACAAGGTAGAAGACCGGGTAGCGCCGCCATCTACATAGAACCTTGGCATAAAGACATTATGGACTTACTTGAAATCAAAAAGAATACAGGTGCTGAGGAGTTGAGAGCAAAAGATTTGTTTACGTCAATTTGGTTACCGGACAACTTTATGAACGCGGTTAAGAACAATGATGATTGGTACTTATTCTGCCCTAACGACATTGTTAAAGCGGGTATTAAACCATTACAAGAGGCTTACGGTGATGAGTATGAATCAAACTACAACAAAGCGGTTGAACTTGGTTTAGGTAAGAAAGTGAAAGCTCAGACAATTTGGAATAAAATTATTGAATCTCAGGTTGAAACCGGAGTTCCTTACTTATGTTCTAAAGATAGTGCAAACAGAAAAACAAACCATCAAAACATTGGGGTGATTAAACAATCTAACCTATGTAATGAGATTTACCAATATACTGATGAAAACACCACAGCAATCTGTACATTATCATCTATGGTATTGAAAAACTTTATTATTAAAGGTGAGTTTGATTTCAAGTTACTTTACAGTGAGGTTAGAAAGGTTGTTAGAGCACTTAACAAAGTTGTTGACATTAATAGTTACTCAACTGAACAAGGTAGAAAAGGTGGTTTAGAACAAAGAGCGATTGCGATTGGAACTCAAGGTCTTGCTGACGTATTCTTCTTAATGGATTATATCTTCACGACTGAAGAGGCAAAACAATTAAACAAAGAAATTTTTGAAACAATCTATTTTGCTGCAATCACCGAAAGTATGAACTTATGTAAAACAGGTGAATACAAACCATATAAATTCTTTAAAGGGTCACCAATGTCAAAAGGGATATTTCAATTTGATATGTGGGGATTAGATTACGAAGGATTAGGTAGAATGTGGGATTGGGACTCACTTAAATTAGAGGTGTCCAACCACGGGGTTTGTAACTCATTATTTACGGCTCAGATGCCGGTAGCATCTTCGGCTAAAATCACAGGTTCATTTGAAATGACAGAACCGGCTCACTCGGCATTATTTAATCGTCGTGTAGTTGGGGGAGAAATTTTAATTGTTAACAAATACTTAATTAGTGATTTTGAGAAAATTGGTATTTGGTCTGAAGATTTGAAAAATGAAATCATAATGAATGAAGGTTCTGTTCAAAACATTAACTTTAATCATTATTTGGACACGGAAGATAAGAATTACAATAAAAAGGTAAAAAGAATTGAACATTTAATTCCTAAATATAGAACAATTTGGGAAATATCTCAAAGAGAACTTATTGATATGGCGGCTGACAGAGCACCATTTATTGACCAATCACAGTCGATGAATATCTATATGTCTGAACCAACATTATCAAAGATTTCATCATCTCACTTCCATTCTTGGGGTAAAGGATTAAAAACTCTTTGTTACTATGTTAGAACAAAAGCAATATCAACCGGGGCAAAACATTTGGCAGTTGATATTACAAAAGTACAACAACCAAAGACTATTGAAAAACCAACGGTAGATTTAACACAAAAACCTACTGACACAGAATTTGAGTGTTTTGGGTGTGGTTCTTAATTAAATTAAAATAATTATAACAATAATCACGACTTCGGTCGTGATTTTTTATTTTACTCTATTTATAAGAAATAATTACGACACTATATTTATAGTTATGGCAGATGGAACAACATATGGTTTAACTTTTCCTTTCAGAGAATCTTTTGATGGGAAATACTTAGATTTATCAGATTATAATGACCAAGAGATTAGGTCTAACTTAATACACCTTTTATTAACAAGAAAAGGTAGTAGATATTATTTACCGGATTTTGGGACAAGATTATATGAGTTTATTTTTGAACCATTAGATGGTCCAACATTTTCAGAAATAGAATCTGAAATACGAGAATCCGCGGGAAACTATTTACCGGGGATAACAATAACTAACATTAGTGTCCAAGCCGCCTCAGAGGGTAGTGAAGATAAAGGTAGTTATATAAATGATAACGATGAGAGAATATTTCGGGTACCAAATATGTCGAATAAAGAACATACAGCGAAAGTTAAGATTGATTACACCATCAACAATGATGTGTTTAATAGTAGTGACTTTGTAATTATTAATATATAAAATTATGGCAAACAAGAAAATTTCCTACACAACAAGGGATTTCCAATCAATCAGAACTGAGTTAATTAACTTCACTAAAACGTATTATCCGGACACGATTCAAAACTTCAATGACGCGTCTGTTTTTTCTGTATTATTAGATTTGAACGCTGCGGTAACGGATAACTTACAATTTAACATTGATAGAAGTATTCAAGAGACAGTTCTTCAATATGCTCAACAAAGGTCGTCAGTTTTTAATATAGCAAAAACTTATGGATTAAAAGTTCCGGGTATGAGACCATCGGTTGCTTTAGTTGATTTTTCAATTACAGTTCCTGCTTTTGGGGATAAAGAAGATTTACGATATTGTGGTATTCTAAGAAGAGGGTCACAAGTTAATGGTGCCGGACAAGTCTTTGAAACTGTATATGATATTGATTTCTCATCACCTATTAATGGTGAAGGTTTTCCAAATAGACTAAAAATACCTAATTTTGATTCAAATAATAAATTATTAAACTATACAATTACTAAACGAGAAACTGTTGTTAATGGAACAACAAAAGTGTTTAAAAAAGTAATAACACCTAATGATGTTAGACCTTTTTATGAATTATTTTTACCGGACAAGAATGTATTGGGTATAACTAGTGTTTTGTTGAAAGATAGTACACAGTATACTAATATACCGTCAGTTCAGGAGTTCTTAGGGTTAGATAATAGATGGTATGAAGTGGATGCTTTGGCGGAAGATAGAGTATTTGTAGAAGACCCAACAAAAGTATCGGATTCTCCGGGGATTAAAGTGGGGAAATACATTCAAACAAGTACTAAGTTTATTAGTGAATTTACACCTGAAGGATTTTTAAAAATTACTTTTGGGGGTGGTTCACAATCTGCGGACGAACAGTTAAGAGAGTTTGCAAGAGATGGTTATCAATTAAATCTATATAAGTATTCCAACAACTTAGCGTTAGGTAGTACTTTAAAACCAAATACAACACTATTCATACAATATAGAGTTGGTGGTGGTGTAGGTAGTAATATTGGTGTAAATTCAATTACTCAAATAGGTACAGTATCATTCTTTGTGAACGGACCATCAGATAGTATTAACACAACTGTAGTAAATTCATTAAGATGTACAAACGTAACCGCAGCGATTGGGGGAGCTAATTACCCAACAACTGAAGAAGTTAGAAATTTAGTTTCATATAATTTCTCATCACAAAAAAGAGCGGTAACCGTAAATGATTACGATTCAATAATCCGAACAATGCCTTCACAATTTGGAGCTCCGGCAAAAGTATCAATAACGGAAAACAATAATAAAATTATTGTCCAAATGTTGTCGTATGATGAAACAGGTAGACTAACAGAGGTAATTTCAAACACTTTAAAGAATAATGTTGCAAATTATTTATCAAACTATCGTATGATAAATGATTATGTGTCAATACAAAGTGCTAACGTTATTGATTTAGGATTTAATATTGATGTTGTTTTAGATAATACACAAAACCAAGGAACAGTTATTTCTCAAATCATTACGATTGTTTCGGAATATTTTAATCCGGAAAATAGACAAATGGGTGAAAATGTTAATATTTCTGAACTAAGAAGATTAATACAAAGTGAAAACGGTGTGATTTCATTATCTGACATTCAAGTCTTTAATAAAGTTGGTGGA